AATACGCCTGCGAAGTGCCTTTGGGCGACGGATCAGATGGCACGTTCAATCCGGACGACTGGATGGAACCCAAAGATCGCCGCAAGGTGGATGATTTTATTTTGTATGGCATGTCTGCTGCCGAGCAGGCCGTGAAAGACAGCGGCTGGGTGGCCGAGACCGAAGATGATCAATTCCGCACGGGCGTGATGATCGGTTCGGGCATTGGCGGGCTGAGCACGATCGCAGACACCGCGTTGTTGCTGGCCGAACGTGGGCCACGCCGCGTATCGCCGTTCTTTATCCCCTCGGCTTTGATCAATCTGGTGTCGGGTCAGGTTTCGATCCGCTATGGCTTTAAGGGCCCCAACCACGCTGTTGTGACCGCCTGTTCGACAGGGGCGCATGCCATTGGCGATGCGGCCCGTCTGATTGCGCTGGACGATGCGGATGTGATGCTGGCCGGTGGCGCCGAGAGCCCGATCTGTGAGATCGGGGTGGCCGGGTTTAACGCGTCGAAAGCGTTGAGCACCAAGCGCGAGGACGACCCCACCAAGGCAAGCCGCCCCTATGATTCTGCCCGCGATGGTTTCGTGATGGGCGAGGGGGCCGGAGTGGTTGTTCTGGAAGAATACGAACACGCCAAGGCGCGTGGCGCCAAGATCTATGCCGAAATTCTGGGCTATGGCCTGTCGGGCGATGCCTATCACATCACCGCGCCTGCGTCAGACGGCAGCGGGGCCGAACGGTCGATGCGGGCCGCGCTGAAGCGTGCTGATATTCAGCCGGGTGATCTGGACTATATCAACGCCCACGGCACCTCGACCATGGCTGACACGATCGAACTGGCAGCTGTAGAGCGTCTGCTGGGCAGCGCGGCCGAAAAGGCCACGATGTCGTCCACCAAATCGTCGACCGGGCACTTGCTGGGCGCGGCGGGGGCAGTGGAAGCGATCTTTTCGATCTTGGCGATGCGCGATCAGGTGGCTCCGCCCACGATCAACCTGGATGACCCCGAGGTCGAGCCGCGCCTGAGCCTGGCCCCCCACGAGGCGCAACCGCGCGAAATCAATATCGTGATGAGCAACTCATTCGGCTTTGGCGGCACCAACGCCACGCTTGTTATGGGCAAGGTGTAACGCCATGTGGCGCCACATCGCATCAAACGCGCTGACATTGCTGGCAGTCATGCTTGTGCTGGCGGGTGGTTTGGTGCTGTGGGGCAAAGAGCAGTTTTCCGGCCCCGGCCCACTGGCCGAAGCGATCTGTTTCCGTGTCGACAGCGGCGCGTCGTTTACTTCGATTGCCAGCAACCTGAAGGCGGCCGATGCGATTTCGAACGTCACAGTGTTTCGGGCGGGCGCGGATTATGCCGGCAAGGCGGGTCAGCAAAAGCTGGGCAGCTATTTGATCCAACCGGGCGCGTCGATGGAGACGATTGTGGATCAGGTGACGACGGCCGGCCGGTCGACCTGTGGCACCGAGGTGACGTTCCGCATCGGCATCCTGCGTGCCGAAATGCAGGTGCGCGAGCTGGACCCGACGACGAACCGTTACGTGGAACTGGCGGCGTTTAACCCCAGCGAGGCCGAGGTGCCCGAGGCTTATGTGGACGCAGCGGCGAAATCTGACACGCGGTTCCGTGTGGTTCTGGCCGAAGGCGTGACCAGTTGGCAGGTGGTGGAAGAGCTGAAATCGGCCCCTTTCCTGGTTGGCGACGTGGCCGTGCCTGACGAGGGATCGTTGGCGCCTGACAGCTACGAGGTGACATCGGGCTCGGAACGCGGGGTGTTGATCGAACGGATGCAAACCGCGCAGGTGCAAATCCTTGAGGATCTGTGGCAAAGCCGTGCCGATGGCCTGCCGCTGGAAACGGCGCAAGAGGCGCTTGTACTGGCCTCGATCATCGAAAAAGAGACCGGCGTTCCGGACGAGCGTGGCCAAGTGGCCAGCGTGTTCGTAAACCGGTTGAAACAGGGCATTCGCCTGCAAACGGACCCGACGGTGATCTATGGGGTGACCAACGGGCAGGGCGCGCTTGGCCGTGGTTTGCGTCAAAGCGAGCTGCGCCGCGAGACCCCCTATAATACCTATCTGATCGACGGTTTGCCGCCGACCCCGATTGCCAATCCGGGCCGAGCTTCGATCGAGGCTGCGCTGAACCCAGACAGCACCGAGTTCATCTTTTTCGTGGCTGACGGATCGGGCGGGCATGCCTTTGCCAAGACCCTGGCCGAACATAATGCCAACGTGGCGATCTGGCGTCAGATCGAGGCCGATCGCGCGCAATAATGGCGCATAAACGGCCAGTGGGAGCGGGCGAAACGCTTGGTTAACCCCTTGTTAATACTAAATTTCTTGACTTTGCGGTCGGTCTGAAGTACATCTTTAGGCAAGCTGGAAGAAGTGGGTAAGCGGCACGGGGGTGATCCCCCCGGCGCCGCTTTTTCATTTCTCTCGTGCGGAGCAGCATGAGAGGCGGGCAAAGATCGCATGACATTGATCTCTCCAACTGGGGAAGACGCGGCTCGGGCAGTGCTTGAGGCCGCGGAACGGCATTATCAGCGCACTATCGCGGCGCTGAACGACATTATCGAAGATATTGCTTCGGGCCAAACGGCCCGGGCCAAAGAGCTGAAAGGGGCGCTGAGCGATTTAGGCAAGGCGGCCCAGACAGCGTTTGACGAAAGGTCGCGAGTTGAAAAGCGTATCAAAGCAGAATCCGGCGTTGCCTATGACTACGCCCTCGATTTCACACGGGCACGCGATGAGATCGGGCGCCGATTGGCTTGCCTCCAGGACGCAGAGCGAGCAGGACGCGTTCCTGAACAGCCTGAGTGAGGAGGCGCTGCTGGCGCTGCCTTACCTGTTTGAGTTCTGGGCGCTGCCCCATCAGATGCCCCCCGAGGGCGCGTGGCGCACCTGGGTAATCCTGGGAGGTCGTGGCGCGGGCAAGACCCGCGCGGGGGCCGAGTGGGTGCGATCCGAGGTTGAAGGGTCGCGCCCGTTAGAGGTGGGCCGGTCACGCCGGGTGGCGCTGGTGGGGGAAACCATCGATCAGGCGCGCGAGGTGATGGTGTTTGGCGAGAGCGGCATTCTGGCCTGCTCGCCGCCCGACCGGCGGCCCAAGTGGGAGGCCACGCGACGGCGGTTGGTGTGGCCAAACGGGGCAGTGGCGCAGGTGTTTTCGGCGCATGAGCCCGAGAGCCTGCGCGGCCCGCAGTTTGATGCGGCCTGGGTAGACGAGCTGGCCAAGTGGAAGAAGGCCGAAGAGGCGTGGGACATGTTGCAGTTCGGTTTGCGGCTGGGCCCGGCGCCCCGGCAATGCGTCACCACCACGCCCAAGAACGTGGCGGTTCTGAAGGCGATCTTGGCCAACCCATCCACGGTTGAGACCCATGCACCCACCGAGGCGAACCGCGCTTATTTAGCGGCCTCGTTTCTGGAGGAGGTTCGGGTCAGGTATGCGGGCACGCGTTTGGGGCGCCAAGAGTTGGATGGGGTTTTGTTAGAGGACGCCGACGGCGCCTTGTGGACCTCGGCCGCGCTGGAAGCGGGGCGGGTGGATCACCGCCCACCGCTGGACCGGATCGTTGTGGCGGTTGATCCGCCGGTGACCGGGCATTCGGGATCGGATGAATGCGGCATTCTGGTTGTGGGCGCCGCCACGCAGGGCGATCCGCAGACATGGCGCGCCGTGGTTTTGGAAGACGCCAGCGTATCCGGCGCGTCGCCTTCGGTTTGGGCCGAGGCGGCAATACAGGCCATGGAGCGTCACGGCGCCGATCGGCTGGTGGCCGAGGTGAATCAGGGCGGCGACATGGTGGAAAGTGTGATCCGGCAGATCGATCCGCTGGTGCCTTTCCGCGCGGTTCGGGCGACCAAGGGCAAATCGGCCCGCGCCGAGCCGGTGGCCGCGCTGTATGAACAGGGCCGTGTGGCCCATATGCGCGGGCTGGGCACGCTTGAGGATCAGATGTGCCAGATGACCGTGCAGGGCTTTAACGGGCAGGGCAGCCCGGACCGCGTGGATGCGTTGGTCTGGGCGCTGCACGAGCTAATGATCGCGCCCATGGCAACATGGCGCAGACCCCGCGTACGCAGCCTTTAGGAAAGGCTTAGGAGTTTCTGGCAGGTTTACCTGACACGGGCGCTGAGCTGCTGAGACGGGCGGTTTCGCCCGCCTGACGGCGAAGCGGGCCAAGGCGCCGGTTCGGCGTATTTTCACCGAGGAGCATTACCAACATGGGTTTTAACATGTTTCGGCGCGCGGCCCCCGCAGCGCCTGAGAAAAAGGCGAGCGCGACAGGACCGGTTGTATCGTTTCACGGTGCGGGCCGGGTGGCCTGGTCGCCGCGCGATACGGTGTCGCTGACCAAAACGGGGTTTTCAGGCAATCCTGTTGGCTTTCGTTCGGTCAAGTTGATCGCCGAAGCCGCGGCAGCGCTGCCGCTGGTGCTGCAGGACGACGAGCGCCGCTACGAGACGCACCCGGTGCTGGATCTGATCCGCAGCCCCAATCCGGCGCAGGGACGGGCCGAGCTGTTTGAGGCGCTGTACGGACAGATTTTGCTGTCGGGCGATGGCTATCTTGAGGCCGTGGGCGGCGAGGGCGGCGTGCCGCTGGAACTGCATGTGCTGCGATCGGACCTGATGAGCCTTGTGCCCGGCACCGACGGCTGGCCGGTGGCCTATGAATACGTGGTGGGCGGCAAAAAGCATCGCTTTGACATGACGCAGGGCTTTGCACCGATCCTGCATATCAAAAGCTTTCATCCGCAGGACGATCACTATGGACTGTCGCCGATGCAGGCGGCCGCCACGGCGGTGGACGTGCACAACGCGGCGTCGCGGTGGTCGAAGGCGTTGTTGGACAATGCGGCGCGGCCCTCAGGCGCGATTGTGTATCGCGGCATCGATGGTCAAGGCAGCATGAGCGAAGAGCAATACGCCCGGTTACAGGACGAGATGACCACCTATCACATGGGCGCGGCAAATGCGGGCCGGCCGATGCTGTTGGAAGGCGGGCTGGATTGGAAACAGATGGGCTTTTCGCCCTCGGACATGGAGTTCCAAAAAACCAAAGAGGCCGCGGCCCGCGATATCGCGGTGGCCTTTGGGGTGCCGCCGATGCTGTTGGGCATCATGGGCGACGCAACTTACGCGAATTATCAGGAAGCCAACCGCGCGTTTTACCGGCTGACGGTGTTGCCGTTGGCCACGCGAGTTGCGGCGACTGTGGCCGAGTTTGTGGCGGGCTTTACCGGTGAAAAGATCTCGTTGAAGCCGGATCTGGATCAGGTGCCCGCGCTATCGGCCGAACGGGAAACCCAGTGGAAGCGCGTGGGCGAGGCCAGCTTTCTAACCGATGCCGAAAAGCGCGCCCTGCTGGGCCTGCCACGGCTGTCGGAGGACGAATGAACGCGGCGCCGGAACGCAGCGGGTCGAAGTTCCTGTATGCGCCCTTTGAGGTGGCAAACGCGCGGATCGATGCCAACGAACGCGTCGCGCAGGAACGCTGGGCCGCGCTGGAATACCGGCTTGGGAAGATCGAGGCCAGTCAGGAACGCGTTGAAAAGCGCCTGTGGCTGGCGGTGTACGGCGTGGTTGCCGTGATTTTGGCGCAGGGGGCCACATCGCTGATGTCGGTGGGCCCATGAAAGGGGATCAAGGGATGATGAACGGTGCGGCCAGCAATGGCCAAGAGCATAAGTTCTGCAGCACTGATAGCGTTTTGACCGTGACGGATGGGACCAACGTGCAGGGCTATGCCTCGTTGTTTGGCCAGCCAGATCAGGGCGGCGACATCGTGCAGAAGGGGGCCTATGGGACCTCGTTGGCCAAGCTGGCGGCCGAGGGGCGATCGGTGAAAATGTTGTGGCAGCACGACCCGTCGCAGCCGATCGGGATCTGGGACGAGGTGCGCGAGGATGCGCGCGGGCTGTTTGTGAAGGGTCGGCTGCTGTGCGACGTGGCGCGCGGCGCCGAGGCGGCGGCGCTGATCGCGGCGGGGGCGATTGACGGGCTGTCGATCGGCTATCGTACCAAGCGGGCCGAAAAGGATTCCAGCGGGCGGCGCCTGCTGAACGAGTTGGAGCTTTGGGAGGTGTCTTTGGTGACCTTTCCGATGCTTCCAGATGCGCGGGTTGGGGCCAAATCGGAAGATCCGAGCCATGCCCTGATGCGTGAGCTGGCGGAGGCCTTTGAGGATGCCCGCCGCGATTTGGCCGGAAATTCATCCGGTCCGATGACCTCTTTCAAACAGGATTGAGACATGACCAAGACCGAGACCGAGACCAAATCCGGTGCGGCAGAGAGCCCAGCGGCGGAACTGAAGACAGCACTGAAAAGTTTCATGAACGATTTCAGAGGCTTTCAGGACGATATGACCATGAAGCTTAAACAACAGGAAGAGCGAGTGACAATGCTTGATCGGAAATCCCTTATTGCCGGGCGTCCAGCCCTTGCCCACGCGGCCGAAACTGAAGCGCCGCACCAAAAGGCCTTTGCGGCCTATCTGCGCTCGGGCGAAGATGACGCGCTGCGCGGGCTGATGCTGGAAGAAAAGGCGCTGTCGACGGCCGTGTCGGCCGAGGGCGGTTACCTGGTTGATCCGCAGACCGCGGACACCATCAAAAGCGTGCTGAATTCCAGCGCCTCGGTGCGTTCGATTGCGCAGGTTGTGGCGGTGGATGCCACATCGTTTGACGTGCTGGTGGACCACACCGACATCGGCACGGGCTGGGCGTCGGAAACCTCTTCGATCACCGAGACATCGACCCCGATGATCGACCGGATTTCGATCCCTCTGCACGAGCTGAGCGCGATGCCCAAAGCCTCGCAGCGCCTGTTGGATGACAGCGCGTTTGACATCGAAGGCTGGCTGGCCGAACGTATTGCCGACAAGTTCTCGCGGGCTGAGGCGACGGCGTTTATCTCGGGCGATGGCATCGACAAGCCGCGCGGCTTCCTGGACCACGCGGCGGTTGCTGAATCCAGCTGGGCTTGGGGTTCGCTGGGTTATATCGCCACCGGTTCGGATGGTGATTTCGATGCGGCTGCCCCGTCAGATGCGATACTTGATCTGGTCTATGCGCTGGGTGCCGAGTACCGCGCGAATGCGACCTTCGTGATGAACTCGAAAACCGCCGGCGTTGTGCGTAAGATGAAAGACGCTGACGGCCGGTTCCTGTGGACCGACGGTTTGCAGGCGGGCGAGCCTGCGCGTCTGCTGGGCTATCCGGTTCTGGTGGCCGAAGACATGCCCGACATCGCATCGGACGCCAACGCCATCGCCTTTGGCGATTTCGCCGCCGGCTATACCGTGGCCGAACGCCCCGACCTGCGCGTGCTTCGTGATCCGTTCTCGGCCAAGCCGCATGTGCTGTTCTATGCCACCAAGCGCGTGGGCGGTGACGTGAGCGACTTTGGCGCGATCAAGCTGCTGAAATTCGCAGTCTCTTAAACGGCACAAGATAAATCGCCCTGCGCAGGTTGCGGGGCGGTTTTGGGCGCGCGCCATCCATTTCCATTCGTTGTCTAGCTGTTCCCTCCGTCCGAGCAACGCATGGGGTGCGCGCCCTTTTACGCGCGGAGAGCCCAAACTGGAGAATTGCACATGATGTTGATCGAGCAGACCACTGTGCCGGTGGCGTCGCTGCCGGTGGCAGAGTTCAAAGAGCATATGCGGCTGGGCACCGGGTTTGCCGATGACGGCGCGCAAGATGCCCTGTTAGAGGCGCTGTTGCGCGCGGCCATTGCGGCGGTCGAAGGGCGGACCGGAAAGGTGCTGTTGGCGCGGTCGTTTACGTGGTCGCTGACAGCGTGGCGCGATGGGATCAAACAGGCGATCCCGGTGGCCCCTGTGGGCAGCGTGAGCGCGGTGAAGATTATTGACCGCGAAGGGTTTGAGGCGGTGGTTGATGCCTCGGCCTACGTGCTGGAAAAAGACACGCACCGCCCGCATCTGGCGGCGGCCAGCGGGTGTTTGCCGCAGATCCCGCTGGGCGGGCGTGCCGAGGTGGCGTTTGAGGCAGGCTTTGACGCGGCGTGGTCGGGCGTGCCCGAGGATTTGGCGCAGGCAGTATTTTTGCTGGCGGGTCATTTCCATCAGCACCGGTCGGCCTCGGCCCCCAATGAGGCGAGCATGCCGTTTGGGGTGCAGGCCTTGTTGGAACGCTGGCGTACGGTGCGCATTCTGGGCGGGGGTACGGCATGAAACCGGGCCCCAACCTGACCCGAAAGTTGGATCTGCAAGATCCACAGCCGGTGCCCGATGGGGCCGGGGGATACAGTGAAAACTGGGTGACGCTAGGCGCTTTGTGGGCCGAAGTGACACCAGGCAGTGGTGCAGTGCGGGCGCAAGAGGTGATCCAGATCAGCCGCGTGCTTTATCGGATCACGGTGCACGGGGCCCCAATTGGCGCACCATCGCGGCCCCGGCCTGAACAGCGGTTTCGCGATGGCAGCCGGGTTTTTCACATCCTTGCGGTGACCGAGGCAGATGCGCAGGCGCGCTATCTGACCTGCTTTTGCGAAGAGGAGGTTTCGGCATGAGCTATGGCGTGGCAGGCGCTTTGCAGGCGGCAGTGTATCAGCATTTGGTGGGCGACGGCGCGCTGGATGCGCTGGTGTCGGGGGCCATCTTTGATGCGGTTCCCGCCGGGACGGTGCCCGATCTTTATGTCTCGATTGGCCCCGAGGACGTGCGCGACCGGTCGGATAAGACCGGCGGCGGGGCCCTGCATATTTTCACCGTCAGCGTGATCGACAACGGCGCCGGCTTTGCCCGCGCCAAGGCGGCGGCTGCGGCGGTGTCGGATGCGCTGGTGGATGCCAGCCTGACGCTAAGCCGCGGCACGTTGGTGTCGCTGCGCTTTGACCGCGCCCGCGCGCGCCGGGTGCAGACCGGCGATTTGCGGCGCATCGATCTGACCTTCCGCGCCCGCGTGGATGACAGCTGAACCCTGATGCCCCGGAGGTGATCCGGGGTTGATGTTGGCACAACGCGCATCCGGGACATCCCCTGCGCAAAAAACTGGAGAACGGATATGGTAGCCCAAAGCGGCAAGGACCTTCTGATTAAGCTTGATATGAACGGCGCCGGGCAGTTCGACACGATCGCCGGACTGCGGGCCTCGCGTATCACATTCAACGCCGAGCAGGTGGATGTGACGAGCCTGGAAAGCCAGGGTGGGTGGCGCGAGCTGCTGGCTGGGGCCGGTGTGAAATCGGCCGGGATTTCAGGTTCGGGCGTTTTTAAGGATCAAAGCACCGACGAACGCGCACGACAGATCTTTTTCGATGGTGAGACACCGAATTTTCAGGTGATCATCCCGGATTTCGGCATCGTCGAGGGCGCGTTTCAGGTGACCTCGATCGAATACACCGGCAACCACAACGGCGAGGCGGCGTTCGAGCTGTCGATGGCGTCGGCGGGCGTGCTGAGCTTTACGGCGCTGTGATGGGTAACCCCTATGCGGGCGAAGTGGCGCTGACGCTGGATGGCAAGGCGCATGTGCTGAAGCTGACGCTGGGTGCGCTGGCTGAGCTGGAGGCCGCGTTGCGGGCTGACACGCTGGTCTCGTTGATCGAGCGGTTCGAGGGCGGCGGGTTTACCACGCGCGACGTTCTGGCGCTGTTGCTGGCGGGGTTGCGTGGCGGCGGCTGGCAGGGGTCGGCCGCCGATCTGGCCAAGTGCGAAGTGGCGGGCGGGCCGCTGGAAGCCGCGCGGGTGGCCGCGCAGCTTTTGGCGCGCGCCTTCACCGTGCCCGAGGTCGACGATGCGTTTTGATTGGGCCGGGCTGATGCGCGCGGGGCTGACCGGGCTGCGGCTGCGGCCCGATCAGTTCTGGGCGCTGACCCCTGCCGAATTGATGATGATGCTGGGGCAGGGCAATGCTGCTGCCCTCCTAAGCCGCGCCCGCCTGGACGAGCTGGCGCGGGCATTTCCTGACATTCTCAAAGAGGGCTAAGACATGGACGAGCTTGACGGATTTGAAGACCAGATGGACGCGTTGGCGCAAAGTGTAGGCCAATCGCGCGAGGTTGTGGCGGCCTTCGATCTGGAGATGGTTCGGATGCGCGAAAGCGCCACCCTGACCAACCGCGAGGTCGCCACGCTGTCGCGGTCAATCGGACGGGGGTTGCGGTCGGCCTTTGACGGGCTGGTGTTTGACGGGCTGAAGCTGTCGGATGCGATGCGGCAGGTTAGCCAATCCATTGCGGATGCGGCCTATAACGCGGCGATCTCGCCGGTGCAAAACGCCGTGGGCGGGTTTCTGGCGCAGGGGGTTGAGGCCTTGGTGGGGGTTGGTGTGCCCTTTGCCAAGGGGGGCAGTTTCACCCAAGGGCGGGTGATGCCCTTTGCCAATGGCGGCATTGTCAGCAGCCCCACGTTTTTCCCGATGCGGGGCGGCACTGGCCTGATGGGCGAGGCGGGCCCCGAGGCGATCATGCCGCTAAGCCGGGGTGCCGATGGCAGCCTTGGCGTGCGTGCGCAGGGCGGCGGGCGGCCGGTGAACGTGACGATGAACATCACCACGCCCGATGTTCAGGGGTTCCGGCGCAGCCAGAGCCAGATCGCCAACGATCTAAACCGCGCGTTGAGCCGCGGCCAGCGCAACAACTGAGGAACAGCCAATGAATTTCCATGAAGTGCGGTTTCCCGCAAATCTAAGTTTTGGATCGGTCGGCGGCCCCGAGCGGCGCACCGAGATTGTGACGCTGGCCAATGGTTTTGAGGAACGCAACACCCCGTGGGAGCACGCCAGACGCCGCTATGATGCGGGGGTTGGCATGCGCTCGCTGGATGATATCGAAACGCTGATCGCGTTCTTCGAGGCGCGGCGCGGGCAGCTGTTCGGGTTTCGGTGGAAGGACTGGTCAGACTATAAGTCGGGCCGCCCCACCGGTGACGTGGCCTTTGACGATCAGGTGATCGGACAGGGCGATGGGGTGACGCAAAGTTTTCAACTGACTAAGACCTATTCGTCGGGCAATATCGACTATGTGCGCCCAATTAGAAAGGCGGTTTTTTCAAGTGTTCGCATGGGGATATCCGGCGATCCTCAACAAGAAACGGTGCACTATACTGTGGATCAAAACACAGGGATCGTCACGTTTTCTGACGCGCCGGATGATGGCGCAGAGGTGACGGCGGGGTTCGAGTTTGACGTGCCTGTGCGGTTTGACACGGCGTCAATCCAAACCTCGGTTGCGAGTTTCCGGGCCGGTGACGTGTCACGCGTGCCGATTGTGGAGGTGCGTGTTTGATGATCATTCAGGACAGTTTGCGGAGCCATCTGGACACCGGCGCCACAACCCTGTGCCGCTGCTGGCGCGTGACGCGTCGGGATGGCGTGGTGATGGGTTTTACCGATCATGATGGGCCGGTAACGTTCGAGGGTGTAGAATTCGCCGCCGAAACCGGCCTGACAGCGCGTGCGCTCAGCCAGACGACAGGGCTGTCGGTGGACAACTCGGAGGCAATCGGCGCGCTGACCAGCGATGCGGTCACAGAAGGTGATATCGTAGCGGGGCGCTATGACGGGGCGGCGGTTAAGGCGTGGATCGTGAACTGGGCCGATCCAGAGGCCCGCGTGGTGCTGTTTTCCGGCAGCCTGGGCGAGATCGCACGCTCAAACGGCGCGTTTCAGGCGGAGCTGCGCGGGTTGACCGAACAGCTAAACCAGGTGCAGGGGCGGGCCTATCAACGCCCGTGCCCGGCGATTTTGGGCGATGGTGGCTGCAAGTTTGATCTGGATGCGCTGGGATATTCCACCGAGGTGGGGGTCGAAGAGATTGCCGGGGGCAAGGTGTTTACCTTTGCCCAGCTGACCGGGTTCGAAGAGCGCTGGTTTGAGTCCGGACGCCTGAAAATCCTAAGCGGCGAAGGTGCGGGACGCATTGGGATCGTCAAGAATGACCGCTTTGTTGACGGCATGCGCCGGGTGGAGCTGTGGGAAGATCTGAAGATCGACGTCGCGGCGGGCGATCAGATCCGGCTGGAGGCTGGATGTGATAAACGGCAAGAGACCTGCCGCGCAAAATTCAACAATTTCATAAACTTTCAGGGCTTTCCTCACATTCCAGGTGAGGACTGGCTGATCTCGTATCCGGTGCAGGGTGGCGCGAACAACGGTGGAAGCCTGCAGTGATGCCCGCCTTTGAAGACGAGATTGTGCAGGAGGCGCGGCGTTGGGTTGGCACGCCGTTCCACCATCGGGCCTCGGCCTGTGGGTCGGGTGCCGATTGCCTTGGCCTGTTGCGCGGGCTTTGGCGCCGGTTTTACGGGGCCGAGCCTGCGCCGATGCCGCCCTATACCCGCGACTGGAGCGAGGCGGCGGGGCAAGAGCATCTGTGGCAGGGGCTGGCCGCCCATATGGTGGAAAAGCCCGCAAGCAGCGCACGCAGGGGCGATGTGATCTTAATGCGGATGCGCGACAAGGGCGTGGCCAAGCATCTGGGTGTTCAGAGTTCGCTTGGTTCGCAACCGCAGTTCATTCACGCATTCTGGGGCCATGGTGTTGTGGAAAGCGCGCTGAGCACCCCTTGGGCACGCCGTGTGGTGGCGCGCTTTGAATTTCCCGACAGGAGGGTCTGATGGCAACGCTAATTCTTTCAGCTGTAGGGGCTGCGGCCGGGTCAGCGATTGGGGGCTCGGTTCTGGGGCTTTCAAGCGCCGTGATCGGGCGCGCCGTGGGCGCAACGATTGGCCGGGTAATCGATCAAAAGCTGCTGGGCAGTGGCTCGGCGGCGGTGGAAACCGGACGGGTGGATCAGTTTCGCCTGACGGGGGCCAGCGAGGGTGCCACGATTGGTCAGGTGTATGGCCGGATGCGCGTGGCCGGGCAGGTGATCTGGTCGTCGCAGTTTCTGGAATCCAAAGAAACCGACGACGCGGGTAAGGGAGCGCCCGAGATCACCACCTATTCCTACTCGGTCAGCATCGCGGTGGCGCTGTGCCAGGGCGAGGTTTCGCGGATCGGCCGGATTTGGGCAGACGGGCTGGAGATTGGCAAAGACGATATCAATATGCGGCTGTATACTGGCACGCAGGATCAGCAGCCTGACCCAAAGATGGAGGCGGTCGAGGGCACGGGGCAGGTACCGGCATATCGCGGCGTGGCCTATGTGGTGATCGAGGATTTGAAGCTGGGCAAGTTCGGCAACCGGGTGCCTCAGTTTTCGTTCGAAGTGGTGCGACCTGTCAGCGGATCTGACGAAAACTCCATTCAGATTGGCCAGCTTATTCAAGGTGTTGCCTTGATCCCTGGCACAGGTGAATACGCGTTGTCGACCGTGCCGGAACATTACGGCGCGGGGCCGGGCGTAAACCAATCGGCTAATGTGAACAGCCCTTCTGGCAAGACAGATTTCCTGACCTCGCTGGACAATCTGAGCGGCGATTTGCCCAACTGCCACTCGTCGTTGTTGGTGGTCAGTTGGTTCGGGGATGACCTGAGGTGCGGACAGTGTGAAATCCAGCCGAAAGTCGAGCAGAACCACACCGAGGGTGAAGTGAACCCATGGATCGTTGGCGGCATGACGCGCCAACAGGTGCAGGTGGTGCCCGAGGTGGACGGCGACATCATCTATGGGGGCACGCCCAACGACAAAGCGGTGACCGACGCGATCAGCGCGTTAAAGGCGGCGGGCAAAGAGGTGGTTTTCTATCCCTTTATCCTGATGGATCAATTAGAGGGAAACAGCCTGATCAACCCGTGGAGCGGGGATGTGGGCCAGCCCGCGCTGCCGTGGCGGGGGCGGATTACCAGCGCGCTGGCGCCCGGTGTGCAGGGCTCGCCAGACGGCACGCAGGCCGCAGCGGATGCAGTGGATGCGTTCTTCGGAACGGCAACGGCGGCGGATTTTGTGCCCATTGGCGCGGACACCGTGTTTTATTCCGGCCCGACTGAGTGGTCGTATCGCCGGTTCATCCTGCATTATGCGCATCTTTGCGCCGGGGCGGGCGGGGTGGATGCCTTTTGCATTGGATCAGAAATGCGCGCCCTGACACAAATCCGCGGGGCAGGTGGCAGTTTTCCGGCGGTTAATCAGTTGATTACGTTGGCGGCGGATGTGCGGGCGGTTTTGGGTCCGAACACCAAGATCACCTATGCGGCGGATTGGTCGGAGTACTTTGGATACCATCCGCAGGATGGTTCGGGCGATGTGCATTTCCACCTCGACCCCTTGTGGGCGGACGGCAATATCGATTTCATCGGGATCGATAATTACATGCCGCTGTCGGATTGGCGCGATGGGTTTGACCATGTGGATGCCGAGGCTGACGCGATTTATGATCTGGACTATCTCAAAAGCAATGTTGAAGGCGGCGAGGGCTATGATTGGTATTATCCCAATCAGGCCGCGCGTGATTCTCAACGCCGCAGCCCGATCACCGATGGTGCGTATGACGAGCCGTGGGTGTATCGGTACAAAGATCTGCGGAATTGGTGGCTGAACGAGCACCACAACCGGATCGGCGGTGTGCGCGACGTGGCGCCCACGGGCTGGGTGCCGCAATCCAAGCCGTTCTGGTTTACAGAATATGGCTGTGCGGCGATCGAAAAGGGCACCAATCAGCCCAACAAGTTTCTTGATGCGAAATCGTCGGAGAACGCGCTGCCGCATTATTCCTCCGGCGCGCGCGACGATGTGATACAGCAGCAATATTACCGGGCGGTCAACGGATATTGGGCGGGCGACGGGGTGAACCCTGTGTCTGAGATTTACGGCGGCCCGATGCTGGATATGGCCCATGCACATGCCTGGGCGTGGGACACGCGGCCATATCCGTATTTCCCCGCGAATTCAGAACTTTGGAGCGACAACGACAACTATTATCGGGGTCATTGGTTGAACGGGCGCGCGTCGTCGCAGCCATTGGCAGCTGTGGTCGAGGCGATCTGCCGGGCCTCGGGCGTCGACGAGGTGGATGTGAGCGGCCTTTACGGATTGGTGCGCGGCTATGTCATCGACGAGATCCAGGGTGCACGGGCGTCGTTGCAGCCGCTGATGCTGGCCCATGGGTTCGACGCGTTGGAGCGCGACGGCAAGTTGATCTTCAAAACCCGCACGGGCCGCGAGGACGGCGATGTGGTGCCCGCCGAACTGGCCGTGGGGGGCGAGGATTTTGGCGATCTAGAGCTGACCCGAGCGCCCGAGGCGGAAACCGCCGGACGGGTGCGGGTAAATTTTGTCGAGGCCGACGCGGATTTCGAATCCCGCACGGTTGAATCGGTTTTCCCGGACGAGGACAGCCGCCTTGTGACGGTGTCGGACTTGCCGCTAGTGATGACACAGGCCGAGGGCCGCACCATTGCCGACCGGTGGTTGGCCGAGGCGCGTGTGGCGCGTGACAGGGCGCGGTTTACCTTGCCGATGTCGCGGCTGGGGGTTGGGGCCGGGGATGTGGTGCGGTTAAGCACGCCGGACGACGCCTCGCTTTATCGGATCGACCGGGTGACGCAGGGCGAGATGCGCGGGATCGAGGCCGCGCGGATCGAGCCTGAGGTTTATGTGCCGTCGAACACCGCCGAAAGCAGTGTCAGTCTGCCGGCTTTTGTGCCGCCGGTTCCGGTGTTCCCGCAGTTCATGGATTTGCCGCTGTTGACGGGGGCCGAGGTGGAACACGCCCCGCATATCGCTGTCACCGCCAAGCCGTGGCCCGGTACGGTAAACGTTTTGAGCGCGACGCAAGACAGCGGCTATGTGCAAAACACCACGATTGGGGTGTCGTCGTTGATCGGTGTTACCGAAACCGATCTGTTCAGGGCCGCGCCGGGGATTTGGGACCGGGGCGGGGTTTTGCGGCTCAAGGCCTATGGCGGCACCTTGTCGGGGGCGGACGCCGAGGCGGTTTTGAACGGGGCCAACGCCATGGCCATCGGCGATGGCAGTTCGGCCAACTGGGAGGTGTTCCAGTTCACCGAAGCCACTTTGGTGGCGCCCGATACTTATGATCTGACGATGCTGTTGCGCGGGCAAGCGGGCAGCGACGGGGTGATGCCCGATGTTTGGCCCGCAGGCAGCTATGTGGTGGCGCTGAACGGGGTGCCGCAGCAGATCAAACTGTCGCAAAGCGAACGGGGGCTGGCGCGGCACTATCGCATTGGCCCGGGTGGGCGGCCCTTTGACGATCCGTCTTATGTGCATCTGGTCGAGGCCTTCGATGGGATCGGCCTGCGGCCCTATGCGCCGGCGCATCTGCGCGCACAGGGCGACGGATCGGGCGATCTGAAC